TCTACGTAGCGAATGAATGTGAGCGTTTGGGTGGATTCTTTGTTGGATCTAAAACCTACAAATGCATCGAAGTAAAAAAACTAGATGAAGAAGAACAAGATTGGTGAAGGATGTGATTTATGAATCAAAAACAGAAAAAAATCAAACAGCGAATTGCCAGAGAGTATACCAAGAAGCAAGCAAAAGTGGATTTAACACCACACGAAAAGCAGAGCATTCAAACTTGGAGTGATACCCAAGAGTGGCTTGAGCGTGAAATAGAATCACAATTTGAACCATCAAAAAATACAGGTAAGTGGTGCTTATCGATTGTTGCGCTTTGCATGCTGACTACTTGGCTTATTTTTAAAAATTAATAGGTGATTCCATGACAGACAAAGTACAAGCGAAACAAGACTTAGGATTTTGCAGTGCCGAGCTGTCTAAGTATCAAAACTTAAGTCGTTCGGGTTTAACTCGTAATGAGTTGCTAGCGATTGATGGCATCATGATTAAGCTGAAAGAGCGGATTAAGAATTTACGGCAAGCTTTGTGTGAATGAAAAATTATTGATTATAACTCTGGGGTTATTGATTAATTATAACTCTGGGGTTATAATCTTCTCATACAATAAATATGAGGGTTTAAATGAAAAGTCTGGATTTAATCAAGAAGATTGAAGCAGACGGTTGGTACGAGGTTCGGATTACTGGGAGTCATCATCACTTCAAGCATCCAACCAAAAAGGGGTTAGTTACTATCCCTCATCCCAAAAAGGACTTACCAAGCGGAACTGTGAAAAGCATCTTGAAGCAAGCGGGTCTCTAAGACCCGTGGAATTCCAGAATACATTTGAACTTTATGTGTGTGGGTGAGAAAAATGTTATATCCAATCGCAGTTGAAAGAGGCTCAGATTCTGAGGCTTTTGGCGTGATTGTCCCTGATATTCAAGGGTGTTTCTCTGCAGGAGATTCCTTCGAGGAAGCTCTTGAGAATGTAAAAGAGGCAATCGCAGGGCATTTAGAGGTTTTAGCAGAAGATGGTGAGGATATTCCTTTAGCATCAGAGGCTGCTAATTTCTTTGATGACGACGAGTATAAAGGTATGGTTTGGGCATTGGTTGATGTTGATGTAAGCCGCTATCTGGGAAAAGCTGAGAAAATTAATGTTACTCTGCCAAGTCGATTAATTCACTTGATCGATGACCGCGTAAAGAAAGATGGGCGGTTTAAATCGCGTTCCGCTTTCTTGGCCGCCAGTGCTGAAAGATTACTTCATACTTAAATCTTAATAGCTGAAAACCCGCCAAAATGGCGGGTTTTTTAATGGGCGTAATTCATGAATGCAGATGATTACTTCTGGAAAACTAAAAAGCGCCCACCTAAAACTAAACCGCGCGCGAAACCATTACCTAAGGCCAAAGACACATATCTAGAAGCAGAAGAAGAATTTGAACAGGCTTTAAATATCCTAGGCATCAAGTATGAGAAGAAATTCCAGTTCAAATCCACCAAGCACTGGCGGTTTGATTTCCATTTAATTGAGCATCGAATCTTAGTTGAAATATCTGGTGGTCCTTGGTCTGGTGGTCGCCGTGGAAAATTAGCAAATAAAGCTTGGAGCATGGATCGATATGATCATGCTGTTGAAATGGGTTTTACCGTTGTTCGATTAGAGTCAGCTAACAGATACAAGATTGATGAATTTGGACCATTACAGATAGAAGCAAAATTTGCATCTCAATGGCTCAAAAACTTAAAGAGAGAATCATTCAATGGACCAGATCAGACCATTCCCGCCAACGGATCTGATTGATCGGGCGGAGGAAGAAGAAGCTATACGCTTAGCGCCCGCCGTGGAATTAAAAGACTGGGTGATTAATAACTTCTTAACGCTGGGTGGTGAACTTCATAACCCAGATCATGACCATATCTCAGAGCTACTACACGATGACGAAACTTTTTTAGCATTTGCTTGGGCGTCATCTGCATGTATGGCAAAGAAACGTATGGTGCTGGGTCAGTGTGAAAAAGTGATGTTTAACCAAGGTGGTTGGAAGAAGGCCAGACAAGAACAACAGATGCGGGATTGGTTTGGATATGTTCCAGTTTATCTAATCACTATCGATGCAAGCTTCTGTGAAAACTCAAATGACCGTGACTTCTGTGCATTGATAGAGCATGAGCTTTATCATATTGGTGTAGAGCGTGATGAGGATGGGGAAATCATCTATAGCGACCACACTGGCTTACCTAAGCACTACTTAGCAGGTCATGACGTTGAAGAGTTTATCGGTGTGGTTAAACGCTGGGGAGCAAACGAGAACGTCCAGAGGCTTGTTGAGGTTGCTAAACAAGCGCCGTTTGTATCAGAGAAGAATATTGCTGCGTGTTGTGGGACTTGTCTAATTAACTGAGCCTGATGGCTCATTTTTTTGCTCATTTACCCTTACGTACACTTACAACGGGGTATTTATGGCAACACTTAAAGAGCCTGTAAAAATATTTATAGTTCAGTCTCTTGCTTGCTTTGAAACCCCTCAACAAGTTGTAGATGCTGTATGAGAGCAATTTGGTATCGAAATTGAACGCCAGCAGGTTGCTTCATACGATCCAACAAAAGCAACCTGCAGGGGAATAAGTAAAAAACTTAAAACACTTTTCGAGCAAACACGTGAGAACTTTAAAAACAATATATACGACATCCCATTAGCCAATAAGGCAGTGCGCCTTAATGAACTCCAGAAGATGTATGGCGATTGGAAAAATAACAAGGTCAAAAAGCAAAACATCATTAAGCAGATTAAAGATGAGATGCATGGTTACGAACTTCAATTGTTAGATGCACAACTTAAGCAACTTGAGATAGACAAAATCAAGAATGGTGATGGTGAAGGAGCTGATGATCCGACTCCAGTGAAAGTCACAATCCATGTTGTAGATGCGAGTAAATCAAATGCCGAACATCAATCCAACACTGAATGTTCCGCAAGCGAACTTTCTGCAGTTGAAGAATAAATTTAGAGCCTTTGTGGCTGGTTTTGGTAGTGGTAAAACTTGGGTGGGCTGCTCAAGCCTGTGTGATAAATCTTGGGAATTTCCTAAGGTGCCACTGGGTTACTTTGCGCCAACCTATCCTCAGATTCGGGATATCTTTTTTCCCACCATTGATGAAGTGGCATTTGATTGGGGTTTGAAAACCAAAATCTATGAATCAAATAAAGAGGTCGATATCTATTACGGTCGGCAATATCGAAGCACGATTATTTGCCGATCTATGGAGAAGCCTCAGACGATTGTAGGTTTTAAGATTGGTCATGCCTTAATTGATGAATTGGATGTAATGCCTACAGTGAAGGCGCAGCAAGCGTGGCGGAAAATCATTGCTCGTATGCGTTATAAGCAAGCGGGTTTGATCAATGGTATTGATGTAGCAACTACGCCTGAAGGCTTTAAATTCACTTATCAGCAGTTTGTGAAAGAAGCCAATTCAACACCAGCGAAACGTGCGCTGTATGGAATGATTCAAGCATCCACTTATGACAATGCAGCCAATCTACCTGAAGACTATATTTCATCGCTGTTTGAGTCATATCCGACCCAATTAATTTCAGCATATCTGAAAGGGCAATTCGTTAACTTAACCAGTGGTGCTGTTTACCCTGACTTTGACCGAAAACTGAACCATACAGATGAGGAAATCAAGCCAGGAGAGCCATTACTCATTGGAATGGATTTTAACGTGTTGAAGATGGCAGCTGTGATTTACGTAATTCGTGATGGTGATCCGTTGGCGTTGGATGAAATGGTGGGTGTGCGCGATACCCCAACCATGGCTGAGTTGTTAAAAAATAAATTTATAGGGCATAAAATCACAGTATTTCCTGATGCTGCTGGACAATCAACAACCTCTAAAAATGCGAGCGTTTCAGATCATAATATTTTAAAAAATAGTGGTTTCTCTATTGAGGTTAATGGATCAAACCCATTTGTTAAAGATCGTGTGAATTCTATGAATGCAATGATATTGAGTGCAGATGGGAAGCGGCGATTAAAAGTGAATACAAATAAATGCCCGCGATACACTGAGGCACTCGAGCAACAAGTCTACGATGATTTTGGTATTCCAGATAAGAAGACAGGGCATGACCATGTAAATGACGCTGGTGGTTATTTTATCGTGAAGAGATTCCCTATCATCAGACCGATAACAATACCAAAACCAATCACTAGGACTCAAGGTAGTTGGCAAGGATAAAACATGGCAACAGATGATAAAAAACAGCATGAGAAAATCTTGGCTGATGCAAAGGCATTCATGAAGGAGGCGAAAGCTTACTGGAAAGAAACGTATGACCGTGCCACTGAGGATAAAGAGTTTGTCACCATAAAAGGTGCTCAGTGGGATGATGATGCGAAAGCCAAGCGCAAAGCTGAAAGCAAGCCAACACTTGAGATCAATCTTGCTCGAACTTTTGTGCGTCAGCAAATCAATACTATGCGTCAGAATCGACCGCAGATTCAGGTTGTGCCTGTTGATAGTGATGCTGATTTAGAGGTTGCTAAAATCTTAGGTGGCTTAATCAAAGACACCGAAGAGGCAACCAATGCAGAGGATACATACGATCAGGCAGCGGAAAATGCTGTGTTTGGTGGTATTGGATTCTTGCGTCTAGCCACCGATTATGTGAGTGAGGATTCGTTTAACCAAGAACCTAAATTCATACCAGTAGAGAACCCGCAGGCTGTATTGATTGATCCTATGAGTCGTCGTCTTGATGGTTCAGACATGACGAAATGCTTAGTGTGTGAATGGGTTAAGAAATCAGTCACTGAAGATCAATACGGTAAGGATCCTATCGATTTTGAACCTGATGAAGATCTTGATTGGAATGATAAAACCAAAGATTCATTGTTGATTGCTGAGTATTTCTATATCGAGCAAATAAAAGATGAACTTTTACTACTTGATGATGGAACTATAGGTTTTAGATCCGAATTAAAAGATCAGTTTGATGGTGTGCTTGATGATTTTGTTGTGCAATCACGTACAACATATCGTACTGAAATCAAGTGGGCTAAGTTGACTGGTAGTCGAGTACTTGAAACTGGTGTTTTCCCTGGGAAGTATATCCCTATCATTCCAGTTTATGGCGAGGTTACATGGATTGGTGAGAATCGAAATGTATTTTCATTGATTCACTTTGCCAAAGATGCCCAGCGGCTATTCAACTACTGGAAGTCAACAGAAGCACATATTCTGCAAAAGAACCAAGATGATATTACTGTTGCAGATGCTCAAGGTGTGAATGGTTTTGAGGATCAGTGGGAAAACCCGAGTAAATATGCTGCGGTTTACTATAATTTCTTGGATGATCAGGGCAATCAAAGACCGGCGCCATTTAAACTTGGCGCAGCTCAACCGCCGTCTGGTATTTTAAATGCCGCCGTTACGTCACAGCAGTTGATTGCAGATACATTGAATATGCATTCCCCGCAAATGGGGCAGGATGTAAATCAGCAATCAGGTCGTGCGATTGGTTTATTGCAGCGTCAAGCTGATACAGCGCATTTCCACTTTCAGGACAATTTGAATAAAGCCTTGCGTCACGCTGGCCGTATTCTAGTTGGTTTATACCCATTACTGTACGACACAGAAATAACACGCCGTATTGTGGGCAATGATGGTGAGGATGAGCTTGTTAAGTTGAATGCACAGCCAAACAGTCCCGATGAGTATCAGAAAGCCGAAGGCAAGCTGCTGAACGATTTAACTGTTGGTCGTTATGATGTTCGAATGGATACTGGTCCAAGCTTCAACACTCAACGCGAACAGTCATTCCAGATTATGTTGCAACTTCTGCAATTTAACCCCGAATTGGCGCAGATTGCTGGTGATTTAATCCTGAAGGATTCTCCATTGGTGAACGCCAAAGCAATTGCTGAGCGCGTGAAGAAACGCATGGACCCATCTTTGCTTGATGATGGTAAAGAGTTACCACCACACATCAAGGCACAAGTCACGCAGATGGATCAGTTGATTCAAAAACTCACACAGGATCTACAGGCAACTCAAGCAGCGTTAAGTGATAAAAAGGCTGATCGAGAGGTTGAGATTAAAAAAGCAATAATGAATGCTGAGCAGGCAATCAAGGTTGCTCAAATCAATAACTCTGGTCGTGCTGATGTTGAGGAGTTGCGCGGCATGGTTGAGCTGATGAAACAACAAATCGATTTAAGTAGTGCACCGCAAGATTGGTTGCAACAAGGCGAGGATGTTGATAAATATGCACCAACCAAAGCCATTGATGATGATGAATACCCGCAGTCTGGAGGACTTGAGCCACCACCAGACATGACGCAACAAGGAATAGAAAACCCTGCCACTGAGCAGGGTTTTTTAATGCCTGAAGAAAGTGCTCAACCAAACTTCGCTCTTAATCCCGATCAGATTAAGGAAAGCGCATTGATCAAAAACGGTGGCGATTTATTGCCAAATATGGAGCAACAAAATGACGTTTGAAACTGACGACAACGTAGATACAGGCGCTACGCAAAACACAGCCGCAGAAGTCGAAACAGGACAAACTGAAACTGAGCAGACTCATCAGCAACCTGAAGGCGGTGAACAAAACACTGAATTATCAGATGAAGAAAAAGCCAAACAGGAAGCTGAAAAAGAGGGTGAGAAAAAGCGTAATCGAGCACAAGAGCGAATTCAGCAATTGGCTCGTGAGCGTGCGGAATACAAGCGTGAACTTGAAGAGCTTAAAGCCAAGCAAAGCACACCCCAAATCACCACTGCTCCACAAATTGAGGATTTTGAAGATTACTCAGAATTCCAAAAAGCCCAGCAAGAATATTACGTCAAGCAGGCTGAAGATCGTGTTTTGGCGAAACTTCAGCAGGATAAAACACAGCAAACACAAGTAGAGAAACAGGCAGCATTTGAGTCTGCCTTAATCGAAGCGTCTACTGAATTACCTGATTTTGACAGGGTTGTTCAAGGTGGTCTTGCTCGTGATTTACCTATGCCGATTTCTCTTGATGAGCTTGCTGCAGAATTTGGGTATGACGCAAAAACTCAAACGCGATTGCTGTATGAATTGGCGAAAGATGAAAGCTTTCATGAACTTGTATCTGAGTCATCAAAACTTAAAGCAGCTCGTCTTTTAAGTGAAAAAGTCGACTCATTCAGCAAAACACCTGCTGCTCCAAGAACCAGCAAAGCACCACCACCAATCAATCCAGTCAAAGCAAATGCGCCAGCTTCACGCGACATGCAAACGATGAGCGACAGCGAAGCAGTTGCACACTTAAAAACACTTAAGAAAGGTAAATAATTTATGGCTAATACAGTCAATACAGCTCAGGTTTTTGCACAAGAAGCCGCAGCAATTCTGGAAGAATCTTGCCCGTTTGTGATGGCGGTCAATCGCTCACGTGAGAGCGAGTTTGATAAAAAAGTAAATGGCTATGATGTTGGTGATGAAGTATCAATCAGCATTCCTGGTGTAAGTCGCATCTATGATGGTAACGTCCTTGCTGAAGGTGGAACCATTGACGCGTGGAAAGAGCGTAAAGTATCTCTAAAGATCAGCAACCATGTGCATGCGGCATTTGAAGCTACACATCTTGAAAACGTGTTTAAACTAGATGCTTCAGATCCACGCCGTCGTGAATATGTTGAGCGTGTATTTAAGCCGCAAATCCAAACGCTCGGCTCAAGCATTGAAGCGCGCATGATTAAGGATGCAATTATTCGCACGCCTTATCTTGTTGGTACACCGGGTACCACGCCAAACTCAATCAAAACCCTAAACCAAGCACGTGCAAAACTGCAAAAAGCATTGGCGCCCGAAGGCAATCGTCAAGGCTTAATCTCGACCGATCTCAACATGGAATTGATTGATTCAAGCAAAGCGCTATTCCAGCCGAAGAACATCAGTGACCAGTACCGTGAAACCAATCTTGGTCGTGCATCTGGTGCAGATTGGGATGAAGTAATCAACCTGCCTACACTGTACAACGGTAACAAGGTTACTGGCGTAACTGTGAATGGCGCGAGTCAAACAGGCAGCAAATTGTCGATTAAGGGCTTGGCTGCTGCGGATACATTTAAAGCAGGTCAGGTATTCACTATTGCTGGTGTTTATAAAACTCATCCACTCACTGGTGAATTAACCAAAGACTTGCAACAGTTCGTTATTGTTGCAGATGTGACCTCTGCGGGTGCTACAGCCGATATTGATATTTATCCAGAAATCACACCAGCAATGCCAAACAAAACAGTGAATGCGAGTGCTGTTGATGGTGCTGCAATTACTTTCTATGGTGCAGCAAGCACAGGCTATGTGCAAAACTTGCTATTCCAAGAATCAGCGTTCACAGCTGCATTTGTTCCAGCGAAAATCGTAACACCTAAAGAGTTTGGCTATTCATACTCTGCAAATGGCCTACGCTTCACTGTCCAATCATCTGGCAACTTC